ATTCTCTTTTAGATCACGTTGCAAGTTATACTCTTTTACCAGAAATAGTTTTTGATACATACAAACTTTCTGTATCTGCAAGCGCATATTGGGAAGATCAACTACCATTAACATACTTTGCTGAATCAGTTCTGGATAAAAGAGGGGACCAATACTTTGATCTTGATTTTATTCAGTTTAACATTGACTATCCAATACCATCAAAAACAATCGCAATAGAAACAGAGCCAGAGCCTTGGACATATTCAGAGTTATCAAATGAGTATGGAACTCCAGTTCAAAGAACATACACATCGTTAGATAATTATCTTTTTACTGGATATAATGATTACGATGATTTAAAAAATAAAATAGCAAAAGATTATAGATATGACACAGACGGATCAATTGTAAAGTCATACGTAACTTTTCAGTATACAGAGTTAGGGGCAAACCAAACATATTATTATTTTACAAAAACAGAAAGACCTTCAAGGGATGGAGTGTTAATTCCTGGTTCAGACTGGATGACAACAAAGTATGAAGTTGTAGATAATATGATTATCTATCCACCAAGTGGTGTAGACTTTAATGACTTGTCCATTGTTACACACATAGAAATAAATGTAAAAAATTCAGAGACAAATAATGTATTAATTAAAAAACTTTCTTATTCATCGCAAGCACTTAATGAGGCTGATGCAAGCCCAATCGGTACAAGGTTTGGAACATCTATTTATCCATATACTAAAACTGGAATATATTATAATTTTAAAAGCAATAATCCTTTTGCAATTTATACAGGGTCATCTCCATACCTATACTTAACAAAAACAAGTGGTATTCAATTAAAGGGAAAGTATGATCCACTAGTCAATAGAGGTCTTTTAATTCCTGTGAATGAAAGCAGAGCAGAGGGATTTAAGGCTATAGCAATGCAAATGGCAGTAAGATTTGATGGAGACTATTTTCCATATGCTCCGACACAGATATTTGAAATTCAAAGCAAGGACTCTTACATAAAGTTCTACATGGTTGCTAACGATCCTTCTGGACGCAGAGCAAAAATTTATGCAATAGATGCAAATACAGGATTAGTTCAAAATGGTATTGGATTTTATTGGAATGGCAAGATAGTAAAAGAGCCAGTAATAACTCTTCAAGAGTGGGGCTTTCTTGGTATTAATTTTGCAAACAGTCTTAACTTCTCATTTTTTGAAGGTGCAGTAAGATTAACTGGTCCACTACTATTTAACAGTCTTTCTTACTATCAATCTACAAACCTGCAAGAAGTTCAGAACATAGCAGAAAGACCTTGGTTTAGAGTTAAGGTTCTTGGATCTTCTCCTCTTGATTGGGAGTTTTGGGATAGCCCATCTTTTAACTGGAATAAGGTCCTTGTATTATCAGAAACAAGTTATTATGGTGTAAATCCTTCAGACGTCTACAAAAGTTACACGGGGACTAATAAAATTATTGTAGATGACGATAGGCCAGTTCGTTTTGAAGAGTACGCATATACTATCTTTACTGACGTAAAATGGAACCAGTTCATACAAGACCCAGTCTAATATGGTATACTTGTAGTTATGGATTCTCTTATAGACCCAAAAACTGGTCAACCAATTGTAAAAAACGTTAGACGCCAAGTCATTGAAAAGAACTATGACTGGGGACTTTATGTATACAAGAAGGCAAATGGAAAATGGTTTACAGACGGTAATGGCTCAGTACTTAACATTCCTTCAGATAAGAACGATATATCTAGAATGGCAGAACTAAAAAAGACTGCAATGCATTACGGAGATCCAGGAGACGGCACATGTGTGTTTGTTCCAGGGCTAACAAGAGTTTCTGAAGAAGAGTACTCTGAACAAGTAGATCGAATGAAGTCTGGCCTTATTCCAAATCTAAATGATCTTGGAGCAGTACAGGCAGCAAAAGATACAATTGCTAAGTACGGGGATGAAGAGTAATCATGGAAGATAACGAATACGAAATTGGTGCAAGAATTGATGATGCAATAAAGAAAGACGATACTTTTTCAAAGTCAGATCCATTTAACGGAAATTGGGATTCATTAAAATCTCTTGACGGACTAGAAGCAAATTTTAAAAGACGCATAAGCAGATCTTCAACAAAGATGGTTGAACCAACAACTCAATATACAACTGCAGCACTTGCTGGAAAAAGCGGTATTGACGGAGCACAATCAAAAGAAATAAACCCAGGCCTAGTATACGTAAACGGCTATGGAATGTTTGATGTTATTACACCCCCATGGAACCTATATGAATTAGCAAACTATTACGACACTTCATTTGCAAACCATGCAGCAATTGATGCAAAGGTAGAAAACATCGTTGGGCTAGGCTATGAGTTTAAGGTTTCCCAAAGAACTATGATGAGACTTGAGGCATCAGAAGATAATAGTGCAACTCAGAAAGCAAGAAAAAGAATTGAAAGAGCAAAGATTGAAATGCGTGACTGGCTTGAATCACTTAACGATGATGATTCATTTACAGCAACAATGGAAAAAGTTTACACGGACCTTCAGTCAACTGGAAATGGATACTTAGAAATTGGAAGAACTACTCGTGGAGAGATTGGCTATGTTGGACATATCCCATCAACAACTATGCGTGTTCGCAGAATTAAAGATGGGTATGTTCAGATCATTGGAAACAAGATTGTTTATTTCCGTAATTTTGGAGCAAAGAATCAGAACCCACTAACTACAGACGCTAGACCAAACGAGATTATTCACTTCAAGCAATACTCACCACTTAATACTTTTTACGGAGTGCCAGACATTATGTCGGCAATTAACTCACTACACGGAGACTCTCTTGCTTCACAATACAATATTGACTATTTTGCAAACAAAGCAGTTCCAAGATACGTTGTAACATTAAAGGGTGCAAAACTTTCTGGAGACGCAGAAGATAAGATGTTCCGATTCTTACAGACAAATCTCAGAGGGCAGTCACACAGAACGCTATATATTCCACTTCCAGGTGATAGCGAAAACAATAAAGTAGAATTTAAAATGGATCCCATCGAAGACGGAATACAAGACGGCTCTTTTAAAGAGTATCGTAAACAAAACCGTGATGACATCCTGGTCGCACATCAAGTGCCACTGTCTAAACTTGGAGGTGGCGATTCTGGATCTATAGCAGCAGCACTTGCACAGGATCGCACCTTTAAGGAGCAGGTTGCAAGACCAGCCCAAAGACAAATTGAAAAAATGATCAATAAAATTGTTCGTGAAAAGACAGACATTCTTGAGTTTGTTTTCAACGAACTAACTCTCACTGATGAAATAGCACAATCTCAAATTCTTGAGAGATATGTTAAAAATCAGATCATGACTCCAAACGAAGCAAGAGTTCTTTTAGATATGCCACAACGTGATGGTGGGGATGAGGTCTTAGACCTTAAGCCAACCACAGCAGCAGAGGCAACAACAACAAGAGCAAGAGACTCTGAAAGAACTAATAACAACTCTGATAGCACTTCAACAGTTGCTGGAAGAGCCCCAAAGGGAGAGGGAAGAAAAACTCCTTAATGTCCAATATGTCCACATTGTGATATATGTACAAAAAGGGGCTTATAATATGATGGTGAGCAATATATCTAAAGCCCATTGGAATACCGATGGGAATAATCTTCGTCTTTCTATGCCCCTTACCAAAGTGGACAAAGAGCGTAGAGTCGTTTCTGGATTTGCATCTTTAGACAATCTTGACAAGCAAGATGACATCGTAACAGCCGAAGCATCAATGGATGCATTTGCAAAATTCCGAGGGAACATTAGAGAAATGCATCAGCCACTAGCAGTAGGCAAGATGGTTTCATTCAAAGCAGATAAGTATTTTGATCCAGAATCAAAGAAGTTTTATAACGGAGTATTCGTATCAGCATATGTTTCAAAGGGTGCACAAGATACTTGGGAAAAAGTTCTAGATGGAACACTAACTGGTTTTTCTATTGGCGGAAGAATGAATAAGTGGGACGATGGGTTTGACGAGAAGTCAGACAAAGCAATTAGAATTATTAAGCAATACGATTTGATTGAGTTGAGTCTTGTAGATTCCCCAGCAAATCAGTTTGCAAACATTGTATCTGTTGAAAAAGTTGACGGAGTAGATGTTATTAAGGGTGACGAAACAGTTTTAGAAAATGTTTTTTATGATAAGGAATCAGGCATTGTTATGGTTTCAGAAAATGAGTCAGAGTTAAGTCCAAGCACTGGCGAGCAGATGGCAAATATAGGTTTCGTTGAAAAAACAGATAACGAAAAGATAGACATGATAAAATTCTTAGTTGATAGTGCTAAAGGCATTAATACTTCTAAGATTAACAAGGAGGTACAACCTATGACAAAATCAAAAACACAAGTTGAAAAGACAGACGTAATTGAAGATGTTGTGGTCGCTCCAGAGGCAGTTGCAGAAATTACTGAAGAAATTGCCAAAGCAGAAGAGGTTGAGACAGCAGATGTTGTCAAGACTGATGAACTTGTAGCAGAAGAGATTGTTAAGGCAGAAGATGCTGAAGCAGTCGAAACAGTAGTTGAAGCAGTTGTAGAAGTATCTAAGTCAGAAGAGGTAATTGCAGAAGCAGTTACTGAAATGAAGAATACTCTAGAATCAGCCTTTAGCGATCTAGTATCAACAGTAAAGTCTTTGCAAGCAGAAGTAGAACTTCTCAAGTCTTCAAAGGTAGATGTTGATACAGCAAAGGATTCATTCGAAGCAGTTGCAAAAGATATTGCAGCCGTTTCAAACGAATTTAACGAATTTGGAAAACGAGTAGACGCTGTGGAAGCAGAAACCGCATTCCGAAAGTCTGGAGATATCGGCGATATCTTTCAGTCTCAGCCTGAAATGGTTGAAAAATCCCTATGGGGCGGTAGTTTCCTCAAAACAGCCGATCTATTCAAATGAAAAAATCACTAGGAGGTGACAATATGTCAGAAGAAATAATCAAAAACCAGCCAGGCGCTAGTGCAGATCTAGGTGCAACAGCACCAGGACTTTACCAGGGTCAAGGTGCTTTCGCATCAGGTGGTATTGGTGGAGTAGCAAACCCAGGTGCAAATACACTTGGAAATATTCCAACAGCAACCCTTGGATCTACAAGCGGAGCAAACGCTGT